AATCTGCATGCCGGTCAGACCCAAATCGCGAGCGGTCAGCGCACGACCGAATCCAGATCCTGCGCCGAATCCTCCAGACAAAGCTCGTCCAGCGGTCGAACGCTGAACCTGAGCGGAAACCTCAGGCGAGATTTCACCACGCAATGCTGCCCCGATGTTCGCTCCAGCCTGTTGAACAAGCTGGTCATAGCCTGGAATGGCACGGCGAAGCTGCGCCTCAAGCTGTGACTGTTCAGCGGCAGTTGTCTTCTGCGCCAGCTCGGTTGCAGGTTGAAGCGCGGCGATGTTCTGCTGAATCGCCTGCTGCTGCTCCTTAGCGAAATCAATCGGCTTCAGCTCAGGAACCTTCGGTTTCTTTCCGCCGAACAGTCCACCAAACAAACTTCCAAGGCCAGAGATTGCCGCTCCACCCAAAATTGCCGCTGGAACACCTATTGCCATAAATTATCCTTTTGGTTCAGAACCATTGCGAGAATCCACCACCGTTCAAACCGACGCCGACCATGCGTATCGTTGCGACAGCGTCACCCAGATACTGCATCGTCTGCTCCTGAACAGCTTGAACCGCTTTAGCTTCGTAGGCCACTGCTTCCTGAATCAAATCGTTCTCCTCCTTACGAATCGCCATGACCATCAGCTTGATGGCATCAGGACACGGAGGAATGAGGTAGTCGTTGACGGTCGTCGCGTTGATATGGCGCATCTTGCCAATCACCGTAACGGTCTGAGTGCAGGAATCGCTGTTCCGACCAGTCCAGAAGCTACGACGATACTGCGGCAAAGTTTCATCAGGGTCGTAAACTGCCAGATCAATCTCGGCAAAAATTGTTTGATTGAACTCGTACAACCGCGATGCGGTATTTGTTGCCTCCCTGATTACGCCGGTCAGTGCGGTAAATTTCTTGGAAGACTGAACGTACGGCAAAGCGAGCGTCAGCTTTTCGCCGTCAATCCATGCGCCGCCTGATTGGGTGCGAATCCATTGTCCGTTCGAGTCGTAGCCTTGGAGCGTTATCGTTTTGCCGACATCTGAAGCATCGCCAGGATAAACTCGAATGTAGCTGTTGATGCCGCCAGACATATCGCGATATGAAACAACAGTACCACGATCAACGAGCTGTTTTCCCGCGCACGGGTTGCATCCGCTGAGGAGTCCGAATCCGGTTTCTTGGAATTCATACCATTGGTTGCGAACAGATCCTGTTCCGCAGCAGTCTGCGACGGCTTCGATGGTTTCGATTGAACGAGGCCAAGTGATGCAACCGTCTACGGTGCAAACGGTGAAACGTCCGTAAGAACCCGCCCACAAGCCCTTGTGTAGAAGCCTTCGACACGCTTGGTTGATGTAATCGTAAACGCGCTGATCATCGACACATGTGCCGATAACCCGAGCGATTGTCGAGCGAATGTCCTGAACGATTAGCTTCATTTGGTGTAGTATTCTCGGATGGTACGCTTGATGAAGTACACACCGTAAAACGGAGGCAAGTTGTTATGAGCGGTATCTCCTCCAGTGCTTCCAGTATTCTTGGTGATGTCGTTAGGGACGTTAGCATCAGGGCCAAGATACAAAGTCTTGAGCTGATTGCCACCAGCGGTGTCTTGGGAATCCCAAGTCATCGAGTGCGTATGCGAAGGAATCTCAGCAGTTGTCAGCAAATGCTGATCTTCACCAGCAACAGATGTAGTCGTCGTCGTTCCATTGACATTCACCGTACCGCTCGCCGCAAAAGCTCCAACGCCAACCGGGAATCGAGCATCGAAAGCTGTGTCAACCTCCCACATTGGGCCTGCCATCTGTGAGGCGACAGCGGTTCCATCGCCACCGTCGTAGCTTAGGACATCAGCAGCAGTACCAACGAAGATACGACGCTCAGGGCTGTTTACCAGAATCGGATGCTGTCTTGCCCAATATCCATTGACGCGCACCCACCAATTCCCCTTCTCGTCCAACCACGGATAAACCTGATTGTTCAGCGCAGGCGTCGATGCTCCGTAATTGAAGAACGAGTTTCCAATCGAGCTGTTGAACGTCGCTTGAGTGCCGCTGATGATGTCGTTGGCCAACGACTGGTAATTGAGCGGACAATATCCAACCGGCAGACTCGGCGGAGTAAGAGTGATGAGCGTAAGGTTTGGCATAATTGTTAGGCTATTCTGACGAGTAGGTCAGAGGATTGACATCGCAGACATCAAGCGGTGTGCAAGCAGGGAAGACCGTCCGGCACTCGCCAACACTCGATTCCTGAATGTCGTAGGCGTGAACTCGAAGACTCTTGATACGGCAATATCCCATGATGGTCAGCATGACCTGGACCTCGTAAAGATTGCGAGCGGGAGTGCTAATCGTCGCGTTACACGGCGAATCCGATGGAGTCGGGAAGCGCATCTTTGGCCGGTACTGCGGCTTGAAGTTCGTAATCGGACAAAGATCCAAGCACTGCGTAACAGTCGCGCATTCGGCAAAGTCGATCCACTCAATCCACCCAGGATATTGGTCCGGTCGATAGGTGACATTGAACGAGACATCGCCTTCAAGCTCATCAATGAACAAGTCACCGGAATCGAGTCGCTTCAATCCAAACGGAACCTCGAAGTTGTAGGCGCGAGTCTGCACCTGCCATTCGATTTCCTTCTTGGGAGTCGCACTCAAGTTCATGTCGAACCTTTCGGCCTTGGTGATTTCCCAAATCTGGATCGTGTCGTCCGACCCGCGAGCAATCGCAAAGCAAGCGTCTCCGTAAGCGTTCTCGGTCTTGACGAGCTGCAAGATGTTCAAGCCCGTCCAGATTCCCGACCAAGCTGGAGGAGCTTTCTTCCGCATCGAAGTGATAAGCTCCATATCCAACACGGATATAGCCTTATGAATGACTCCCTCTGAATTGAAACGAGGCTGAGAAGTCATCAGCAAACGGTTATCGAAGACAACCGCAGAGCTGGCCCACAAAAGGTTTGTCTGATCGTTCTCGACGATGGGCGTCATTTCCCCACTGATCGGTGTGTTGCCCCAATCGGTGAACGACCGGCGAGCGATGATGAACGAGCGGATGCCGTCGATAGCTCGGTAGAAGACATCGCCATTGACGGTGATGGCCGACCGTGCGCCTAACGCGCCGCTGGTCAGCAAGCTGATAGCCTGAATCGGATAGTTCAGGTTCTTCCAAACATCACGGTCTACAGGAGCTTGGACGCTGAAGACGTAGCGAGGAGTGAAGACAAGAAGCGGTCCTTGGCCAAGCGATGTGTCTGGATTGCCTGGGACGGCCATTGCTGTGATACCGCCTGAATCCGACGGAACCGCAAAGTCACCGCCTTCATTGAGGAAGGTGTTCTCGGTTTCTTTGAGAACGCTTGCTCGCGTACCGTCTCCATAAACGATGTCTGTTGCTCGGAATGAAAAGCCGTTCGGCAGCGCGTACCAGATGCGGCCATTGACGTAGGCCATAACTCTACCGCACTTGATTTCATCGTCATTCGCTCGACGCAGGCTTGTCCCGTTGAAGATGAGCGGCTTGCTGAAGCCGTCTTGGATAACGACAAAGTTCTCAGCTTGAACCATCCAGCCATCGAGCAGGTTGGAAGGATTCTCTAGGTCAGCGGACAGCGTGAGGTTTTGCGCCTTATTCTGAAGGCAGTCGTAAAGCCACACTTTACCACTGATCAGCATCAGGATGAACGTACGTCCATCGTCCGAGATGTATGGCAGCGCGCATTGGAAAGTTCCGGTCAGACCCTGAGGGCCGTAGCAATCTTCTGACCAACCGTCCGCCGTCACGTTTGTCTGATCTGCGGTAATCTCGGCGTTGTCAGCGGTGATACTGACACAGAGGTCGTAGTCTTTCTGAACGTAACCGGGGCGAGGAGAAACGAATCCTTCGCGGAAGTTGGCATTGACGGCGAACGCAACCTGATTCTTTTCCACCTCGGAAGGCATCACGCCAGCATCGATGCCACCCTCAAAGGTAACAGATCCGTCCGTGTACCTGCGTGGTGCGCGTTCGCTCATGGATTAAAGTGTATCGATGCGCTCGATAGTAAAAGAAGAATGGTCGCGTAGAGTTAAATTAGAAAGACCCGGGACATAAGCAAAAATTGCAAAAACGTCAGTGTTAGCTGTGACAACTTTTTCAATATGCGTAAGAACAACAAGTCCGTCCCCTGTATTTTGATAAGTATGGCTTACAATAGTTCCATTCTTTTTCAACCTTATCACCAAATCACCTGTCGCATAAGCGCAAACTGTGAACTTAAAATATCCAGTATTTAGTGCTGTATATTGACCTGATGCAGAATTCCATTGAGCGTTTGTTGTAGGTTGATCTAAAGTGGTTCCTACATAAATTTGAGTTTCGCTGCTATTAAGCAGTGAAGCACTAGGTCCAGCGATGTACGCAAACTCACGCGCCATCGAACTGGAAATGGAAGGTGCTGAAATCGTGATGTTTCCAGCCGAATTCGTGACGACAATCGGACCCGTTCCGACGATTTCCTTCTGGAGATAGGTGGTTCCATCGCCCACCGGAATCTTGTTGAGTGGAGCGGTCGTCAGGTTCGTTCCACCCTTGGCAATCGGCAACGTACCGCTGATGTCTCCGACAGGCACCGTCGCAACCGTCGAGACAGCACCAGCACCGCCAGATCCAGCGGTCTTCATGTAACCGGAGGAAAGCGAGTCGAGAGCTGTGGCATTAGTGAGAACGCCAGGATCAGTTCGAATGAGGTACGAGCGGTCGAGTGGCGCACCGCCAGACACACCTGCCGCACCTTGAGGGCCAACTCCTCCAGCAAGCGTTACAAGAGAACCGGATGGAATGGATGTCGTAGGAACCGCATTGGGAATCCCAAGAACTCCAGAGGAAGGATTCTTAAGCGTGACATTGAGTCCTGTTACATCCGTTACCTGCATGTACCCAACACCCTGAATCGAAACGAAGAACTGTCCGGCGACTGATTCAGGGAGAAAGCTAGTGCTGCTTAACGGAACAACGACCGATGACCCGAGAGCGGGGACAAAAAACTGAGCCGTAGTGTAGGAGAAGGCATCAACGCCGTTCGTCCCATTTGTTCCGTTCGTTCCAGCCGCGCCGCGTGGGCCAGGAATGTTGACGACGTATGGGGTGGTGCAGCTCATATAAAAACAGTCCTCTTATCTCCAGATTCCTGCAATTTTAATCTTGGGGTCAGCCTGCTTCCAGATGCCAGAAATCTTGATCCAAGTGATAGCCTCCCTCCAAGTTCCAGACACTTTGATCCAGAACTTGTTGGATGGCGCAGAGCCTTGGTTTGAAAGAATGGTGAGGAGCATTACGCCAATCGACCTAGATTAGTTTCGTGGTCTGTCCAGCAGCCAATTCCAGTCACTTCTATTGCGTCACCATTTGAAATGAGCTGATCAGAAGGAGGGTTTCCAAACGCAACAGGTTGGTTGGCTGCGTAGAACACGCCGCTTACCCAGCAGTCTCGAGTAAAACGCAGGACCTTCATTTTACGCAAAGAAAAGTTCACCAACGATGTCACCCACCCCGACCGCCGCTGTGTCGGCGTCGGCGGAGCCGGTGACGGTCGTAAGGCCGATGCCCGTGGAAAATGCGATGCCGCCTTCAAGTTTCATTTGAGCCAAACTGTTTGGAGGGATGGCAATTGTGCGGACAACTCCAGTTCCTGCGGTCGGAGTTGTGGTCTGGTTGTGCAGCTTAACGTATCGAAACGCTGCGTTGGTGTTTGCTAATGCCCATCCTAGCACACGCCCAGCAGAACCTTTTACAATGGTGGCGTTGGTGGTTGCGGCACTAACTAAATGAGCGCCAGAAGCGGCACCTGTGGCGTTTGCACGGTATTGCTGGCCCACGTCGCCGATTGCGGCAGTGCCAGCCACAAGCGCGGGCTGCGAGGTCGGAAGAACAGCAATAGCGGCCTGTGCGCCATTCGGTCGAACACCGGCTATGTAAGTGGGGACGTTGGCGTTATCTTCGACCGAGAGGAATCCAATCGTCCAGGTAGTTGTGCTGGCTGGAGCGGTGGTTCCGTTCCAGAGCCAGAGATAGACGTAAAGTTCGGTGTCGTCATCCGGGATGTTTTCAATTCGGCTTCCGCGTGCGGTTACCGTTGAAACGGTTGTGCTTGCAACCGTAGTGTCAGACCAGTTGACGTTTCGGCCGTCTGCATAGGTCTGCACGACGTGGCCGGGAGACGCTGTTGTATTGATCGTTATTGCGGTAACACCGCTATTCCAGCCCTTGCGCTGCGAATCCACGTTTGCAGCCGTCGCGGTCGTTCCGGTGTACTGTGTCCACAGGTAGTTCCAGCCGAAAAGATCGACCGTGCATGAACCGGAAGCTGGCCAACTGGCCACCGTGAAGTTGATCGTGTCAACGCTCGGAATCGAAGCGATGGCATATCGACCGGGGACACCGTTTGCGCCGGTGATTGCCCCAACCATCATGGACTGGCCAACGTTCTCAGACGTGAAGCCGTGAGCGGTCAGTGTGACGGTGATGCTCGTTGCGCTGTTGATCGTGCATGACAACCCTTCGCCAACCTTGTCGGCCAGTAAGACCGCAAAGTTTTGGTTTGCGATGCGCTGAGAAAGGATCGCCTTGTGTCGAGCGGTCAGCGCACCAC